GGTGCCATGTCATACCTGGCAGCAGGTCGCTTGTCACTTTTCCGTCCGGTTCCTGGTGGATGTGCTCCAGCCAGTACGGTGCGTATGCTTCATACTTGACTCGGTCTGTGTAATATCCGCAGGCCAGGTTCTCTGCTTTTGTCAGATTGAATTCTTCAAATACTGCACGCGTGACTTCCTTCTGGTGCCCTGCTGCCTTTTCCTCATCGATGATTTTCTGAATCTGATCGACCATGCTTTTGGCTTTCGCTCCAGTTAGATCCGGACCTGTTTTCAAAATTCCGAGCACGATGATGTGTTTCATGTAAATCTCAAATTGTGCACGGATTTCCTCTTTCAATTTTGCATAAGGCTTTTTATATTTGGTTTTCAGGAGTTCCAGCGGCACGTTTTCCCTGTTTTTACGCAGGGTTGCGATGTCCTGGTTCAGTTTTTTCAGGTCTAATTCCACCGTTCCCACTCCTTCCTGTTCCCACTTCTGCATTTTGTGAGTGGGAACGTGACAAACCCTTATTTTACGCGGGTTGCGCTGGGTGTTCCCACTGTTCCCACTTTTTTGAAATACACACCATGTTTTTATAGAATTTTGCATGCGATGCATGAAATTCGTGCATCGTGTGTAAAATTTTCCACGAAACAATAAATAAGTGGGAATTAGTGGGAACAGTGGGAACATATCTATTAAGAGCCGCGCGGTTGCTGGGTTTCTTGCGTTCCCACTCGCGTTCCCACTCGCGTTCCCACTTTTTTGAGTGGGAACATTTTCAGGCGATTTTTGCACCTGTTATTTGAATGGCAGTTCTTCTTCCATGCCTTCCGGCACGCTCATGAATCCATCTGAATCCGTGAATGATTCCTGCTCGTATTTATCAGCTTCAGATTCGATGTCGTCGTCCTTTTCGCTGAACTGTCCGATCTTGAATTCCACGAACCTGCAGCTTCTTCCGTCAAATCGTCGCTTCACTGAGTATCGCTGCTTCGAGTCGGATCCTTCGCTTGCCGTGGCGATCAGTCCGTTGTCTGCCATGTATTTGAGCGTCTTCCTTGGACTGTATCCTGCCTTGGTCAGCGCCTGGTTCAGTGTTGATGGGAAAATGTACGCCACGTTCCCAGATTCGCTCATGGTGCCGAGGCACGTTCCGATGGCTTTCTCTCCGAAGTATGCCTTATTGGAGATTACCCAGTCGGTGATGAACTGCACGGCGTTTTCGTTTACGTCTCCGGATGCTGCTGCGATCTGCTCCTGAAGGATGGACGCTGCCATCCTCTTGGCTCTGTCCCAGGACTCCTGGTTGATTGTTATCTGTTTTTCATCGTCTTTCCCTTCTTCCTTTTTCGGATCCGCTTCGGGCTCCGGTGCATCCTGGCTATCAAAGAACCAGGTATCTATCATGGCATCGGCCAGGGCGACCGCGCTAATTCCGGCCACATGGCTTCCGCTCTTTCCCTTTGCTATGCTCATCACGTATCGCAGCATCTCATCGTATTTATCGCAGATGCTTTTCTCTGAAATCTTCAGGACGTGTTCGATGAATTCCGGCCCCGCCCATCCGAAGTTCTGCGTTGATTCCTGGTGCATGAGGCTGGCCTGTTCTTCTGTCTCAAATGGTCCACCGTAGATTTCCAGCACACGGGTACTGACACCTGTTTGTGATGTATCTGTGGAGAGTGGTTCCTCGCCGGTTGCCATGGCTACGGTTCTCCATTGTCTCATCGTCTGCAGGCCGCCGCCCTTTGCGCCTCTGATCTTCCCGGTACCGGATGCGATCATGTAGATTGTCTTCTCCAGTCCTTCCTGATTCTTTCCGGCCAGCTGTCTCTCATCGATGCCGAGTGGCAGGTCGCAGTAAAATGCAGCGGTTCGCTCCAGGCCAACCTGGGTGGCGTTAAAGTTTACCATGAGTCGTTCCGGATCTCCCCAGGCTGACAGTGCTGCTTTTAATCCGGCGGTCTTTCCTCCTTTACTGGATCCCCAGTTGTATACAAAGAAGATTCTTTGTTTGATGATCCGCAGCAGGGGAGCTGCGAATGCTGCGGCCAGTATGAACCGGAACTTGTCGCGTTCTCGGTGTGGCTGCATGGTGTCTTTCCATTTATCAAAGGATCCGGTCTGGCAGTACGCCGCGGCCATTCCCTTCTGTGATGGATCAATGTCCAGAACGATGTCTTTGTCGTGTCCTGGGATGAATCGCTTCCCTGGCTGCCATCCGAAGCTGGACGTTGCATCCGCTTTCGTGATGATGTCGATGTTCTCTGCTTCCAGAGCCGATAAAAAACGGACAACCTGCTTTGCGTTTTCTGATGTTACCGTGCATCCAAGGTCTGCCAGGACAGTGATGCCTCTGGCTGTGAAGATCGTTGATCGTGGGTAGATCGCTCTGTGCCACTCATCGTCTCTCTTGAATGCGATCTCTATTTTTTCTTCTCCGGTTTCCAGGCTTCGGAGTCGCTGCGTCAGGATGATCGGTGTTCTGCAGACCATGACCGGTCCGTATGTCTTCTCATCGATGTGGCTGATTCCTTTGTCTGAATAGATCCAGCCTTCCGGCTGGCGGAGATTGACCGGCGCTCCTTTGATGGATTCCGGTATCACGTCTGGTTCTGCCAGGTCTATTTCTTCTGCCCGCTCCAGGAGCTTCTGGATCTTGGCTGCGCCTTCCTCTTTTCCGAATTTGATGAAGACGTCGCTCGGATCCTTGATTCCGCCCAGTGTGCTGCAGCTGAATTTGTAAACCTTGCCAATAAATCCACCTTCCCGGAGTCCCTGGATGACTTTCCGCATGAACGTTTCGCCGCCCTGGTCCGGTTCCTGGTGGATGTATAGCTTTAAGTCCTGGAGCTGGTCGCTCATGTTCGGCTTGAACATGGAGGCTCCCGGTACTCCGAGGGTGCTGATTCCCATGTACCACATGCTCTGCGTGTCGGACTCTCCTTCGACCAGGCAGGCGTATCCGCTCTGCGGGAGCCTCCATTCTCCGTAGAGGCATATCTTTCCACTGCTGCCGTATCTCCATCTGAATTCCTTACCCGCGAACCTCTTTCTGTAGGTTGCCTCGGTTCCGTCTTCCTTCAGATACGGGATTTTCATGTATGTGGTCTGGTCTTTTCTTTCTTTGTCATTGCTGATGTGGCATGTGTCCCGGAGGAATTCCACCGGGAGCCTTTTTTCGAAGGCGTACTGCTCCATTGAATAGCTCCGGCGGGATGCTGCAGGTTTTTCTTTTTCTGGCATCTCCACATGGTAGTCTTCCATGATTCGCTTGTATGCGTCCTTCGTGCTGATGCCATTCATCTTGGCCACAAAGTCCACGTAGTTGCCGCCGATGTCCTCGCTAAAGCAGTGCCATCTTCCTGTCTTCAGATCTACTGAGAAGCTGTTTTTTGAATCGTCATGGAACGGGCAGAGTCCTATCATATGATCTCCGGTAACCTGCGCCCTTTTGACGACGCTTCTGTATTCTCTTTCATAATCGACCAAACGGTCGAGATTGACTTCTGCCGTGTTCATGGTGTTACCTCTTTTCTTTGCCTATGTATATGAACTGCGGCTCGATTCCCATCTTTGCCGCAGCAGCGATTTCGGCCTGCATTCCCTGACTGATCCATTCTTCTTCCGGACCTTCCTGTCTGATGATTACGATCATCTCATCGCAGCGCTTCAGTGCTTCCAGGCCTGCTGCTATTCCGTAGTCGCGATCCTGGGGATCGTTGTCATCCAGGAATCTTGGCCAGTAAAGATGCGGCGCGATTGGTATGTTTCCTCTTTCGTGCACCTTCCGGCATGCTTCCACGGCGTCCCTGATGTGCTGCTGCAGTTCCACTTCGTTTTTTGCTCTGTATTTACTGCAGACGTAGGTTGTCTTGGCGTGGATCGGCGCGAGGTTCTTATCTTTTCCTGCTGCGCACAGTCCGATGTACTGCCATGGGTGGTCCGGGCTCTCTCTGTAGATGGTTTCATAGACGCCCTCGCCTCCGATGATGTCTTCCACGATGCGGCTCTGTGTGATCTCAAACTCCTGATCCAGGCATCCGTCAGCGTATCCTTCCTGGCCGACGACCTCCCAGGCGAGTTCCTCTGTGATGATGTCTCCGTTCTTCAGGTATGCGGGATCCCTTCCGCGCTGTATAAATTCCTTTAAGTTCTTAGCCATCGTTTACCTCCAATTCTGCAAGGCGGCCGTGGTGACCGCCCTGCGCTGTGGCTTAGTCAAATGGCAGCTCTCCGTCCTGGATGTCGCCTGCCTGCATGAATCCGTCAGGGCCGACTTCCGGAGTTGCTTCCATTGGTGCTGCTTCCTTGTAGTCATCTGTTGTGATCGCTACGCTCTCATAACTCTGCTTCATTGCCTTGCGGAGCTCTGCTGTTGTCTTATAAAGAGCTTCTGGCAGCAGTCCTGTCTTTTCCAGCGTTACCTTGGAGTATTTGATTTTGTCCGCGTTCTCTACCACGTTCAGCTTGAATGTCACGATCATGCGGCTGTATGGGATGTGCTGCTGTCCCATGATTTTCTTCAGTGCTTTGTTCACGTCCTTGATAGATGTTGGCGGCACTGTCAGAAGATAAATGTCCGGGCGGTTGTTCATCATGATGTAAAGGCGGCGCATGTTCTTGCAGGCTTTACCTTTTCCGTCGGATCCGAACTGGTTATAAGGGCAGGTGTCGCATGTGCGGATTTCTCCGGTCTCTCTGTTGACGCCCTGCTTTCCATCCATGG